GTCCATCGTATGTCCTCCTTTTTTTTGGAAATACAGACCTTAAATATAAAAAAATCCCCAAGCGTATATACGCTTGGGGATTTACCATTTCCACAAGTAGCGGTTGTCTATGGCAGGTCTTCTGGCTATCGGATCAATCTACTGACTGCGCCTTCCCGCAAGGTTGAGACCATGCAGTGGCCTGATGCAGCGTTCGTCCCCGATTACAGCGGCGGGACCGCTTCCGGTTTACACGGAATTCCCTTTTAAGCCCTTGATGGCACCATTTTAAAATTGTGGTGCCCCCGGCAGGAATCGGACCTGCGGCACATGGATTAGGAATCTGTCAAAGCTTAAAATTAATAAATACCAATAGACAATAAGGTGTAATAATGATTACAAATAATTCATTTCCATTTTGCGTAATTGTTCTTAAATATACCCTGTTTTTCAAGATTATGGTAGCAAAATGGTAGCAGCTTCCCGAGCTGGCAAGCCAAGTATTACAGGTGTTTTGAAAGTTTTTCAATAATAAAATTCTGTTAAAATCCTAATTTGCAGAATCAGCAGCTATTTAAAGCCAGACTTCATTAGAGGTCTGGCTTTTTTATTTATCCTTGCCCAGGCAATATAATTTTAAGAAGTTCGCCTTGATAAACAATATTTTTGTTCTTAATGTCGTTGTCTCTGACAATCTGTTCAACCGAGGTGTGATATTTATTCGCAATTAAAGATAACGTTTCCCCCTCTTGTATTTCATGAGATACAAAGACGGAGTGGGATTTACGATGATTCGGGTATGATTTTTCTATACTTGGTGATGACAGTTCCTGTTTGATTGGAAAACATATCATAAGCATGAAAGGTATCATTATGAGTGTGGCGACGATAGCCCATTGGTACTTTTCAACCATGTCTTCTGTTGATTTTCCAAAGCCATTATTATTTGTTTTATTCTGAAGATCAGATCGTGTCCCATCTGGATTTCTATAAATGGTTATTTTTTCCGGGGTTTTGCGTATCCGGGGTATGGGATAAGTTCGAATGGGTTTTTCCGGTGGGGCTTTGTTGATTTTTGGCTTTTTTTCAGTAGGGTCTGTTACAGGGGCACCGCGATTATTAAACTTTTCTATATCGTTTTTTAGATCCTGCTTGAGCTGTGGCGTAAGGCCGGATGTTGGTTCTTTTCCTATCGGTATTTTTATTATAGGGGTCTCGCGTATTGGCCGAATTGTAATGGGTTCTTCTGGGGGGTCTTGGGTGATTTTTGGCTCTTTTCCAGTAGGAACATTTACAGGGGCACTCACCGAAGAAGTTCTATTCGGATTACCCTGCCCATCAGGAGTCTGATTATACCCATGCAAATAGGTGTTCAAGCGCTCAATATGGAATTTTTCTCTTTCGTCAAGCCGTTCAGGTTCAACCCTTTCCAATATGTCAAAACGGAACTCGCTTGCTCCCATCTGAACCCAATCATTCTGGAGGCCTTTATTTCCATGGCACCTGCTCGATAAGTTGCTCTTGTGCACTCTCCATCTGTTAGCGACATTTTTTGACTGTCCGACATAGCTTTTGTTACGCCGATTCCAGATTATATAAATTCCAGACACCCCATTATATATTCTGCAATGCTCATAAAAATTTGCTATTTGCTTAAAAATATTTCCTGTAGGAGTATCCGGAGGCGTCCGGGGCCTTGTCCGGGGTGGTGTAGGGATAGTTGTGCCATTTTTCCTGTCAGGTGGCTTTGGACGACTGATCGGATAAGTGGTAAGCGAAATTATAATCTGAGGTTGGCGACGGCCTCTTTTTTCCTTAACAAAACATTCATAACGAGAACCCCTATCAAGTATGGGGGCCAACCTTGCCGCTATTTTTATGGGAATATAACCATAACGCTTCTGTTCCCCATATAAACGAACTGAAACGGCATTTGAATCATGCGGGTTATAGGGTTCTCTAAATAAAAGTATTTCCTCACCTACTACAATTTTATTTAGTAAGTCAGGCTTGTTGTAAATACCCGTATAATATGTACCGACGACATTTATTTCGCTGTTGTTAAAATGTGGCATAATGCTTTGTTATTTAAATATCGGTGTTTGATTATACTATAAAAGCATTTTTTTAAACTGTATATTCAAGATGTTGCAAAGGAACAAAGAATATTTAATTTGTAGTATAGACACATTTATCAATGTGCTTTTGTTTAACATTAGTCAATAGCAATACGCAATATTTTTAAATGTATATTCAAATCCCACAACCTCCCCGTCACGGCGGTAGCCCACTTTCTTAGAATTTCATACAACCACACCAGATGTATCCTCAATGGCCTTGTGAGCGTCACACCCGAAAATGAAAAAAACTGACAGAGCTGTTAGGCCTTTTTAAAAAGCGTTCTATCGAACCGGAATTATAAACAAAAAGGCATATTTGTATTTTGCCTTGTTGCACGGCTTTTCTCTTATGTATGCACTATTTTCTACATATAGATTCCTAATATTGCGTCTGAAAAAAAATATGCTATTGTCAAGTTATGACAAACAACACCCTTTTTAGCTGTTTTTTAAATTGTATAACACTTTATATTTATTGATTAATTTACCATAGAAAGGAATTGAATGAACGAAAATTTGAAGCTTTTGACTATCGACGAGTTGGCACAACTGCTTAAGGTACAGACCTCTTGGATTTATCGCAGGACAATGGAAACAGGGCCGGGAGCCATTCCGAGGATTAAAATGGGCAGATACCTCAGATTCGAGTGGGAAGCGGTTGAAGCTTGGTTGAGAAGTTTAAATAAGGCGGCATAAATGGCAGCTGTCATTGGAGGCCTGGCTTTTTTTTGTTCATAAAACCTTTCGATCTACACGCGCCTCTTTTCTCCATGCTAAGTTGTTTTTTCTCTTGGTTTCCACTTTTCGCATATATGCGGACAGCATGTTGTGGCTGGTTATAATTATGCTACTGTATACGCAGAGTGTATGGGTCAACTAAAATAATCAATTAATTTTAAAATAAATTATCAAATGGCTATATATAGCCAACTCGAATTGATTCTCGCAAATAATACACTATTATACTCATAGGTAATCAATGAAATTTATATTTACCTTTTGAATTACCATAAAATACACAAGTGTCTATAATTATAACTTAATTTGTTACACAGAAAGGATAACAGATGAACGAAAAACTCATGACGATTGACGATCTGACAAAAAAAACTCAACTACCGAAAACTTGGTGGTATCGAAGAACACGCGAAACGGGAGAAGGCACAGTTCCACGGATTAAATGTGGCAGATACCTTAGATTCGAGTGGGACAAAGTCGAGGAATGGCTGCGGGAGCAGAGCAGAGAAGCGCAGGCGGCATAGTCGATGGGTGTAACCATGCCGGAAATAACCGAAAATTTCAGATCCGAGACGCAACCCAACGGAATCGAGTATCTAAGGGCTTGCGCAGAAGCTCAGATTGAAAAAGAGCGGCAGACGTATGCTCCGGATGATAACAAGTGCGAATCGAAAGCTCAGGAAAACGCCGGGCCTGATGAACTCCAATTTAGTAGCAAGAAAATAATTAAAGCCCTGTACCGAAATCAAGTCGGGGATGCCGAACTTTTCAGGGAGCTAAACCGGGGGCAGTTTATTTTCGATCATGCAGCCGGGCAATGGTATCGCTGGGCCGGGCACTTCTGGCAGCCAGACCGAACAGAATTTGTAGTCGGAGCGATACAGGGCGTTTGTCAGGTATACGAAACCGAACTCCAACGGGTATCCTGGCAGCTTAATAAAGGGCAGGATAAAAAGAAGCTGGAAGATCTGGAAAAGGTACTTCGAAGAAGATTAACAGATTTGCAAGGCATGAGCAGAATTAAAGATGTGCTGGCATTGGCACGAGCTGGAGCCGATGGACTGGCAACGGATGGAGAACAGTGGGATACAGATCCAATGATAATTGCCTGTCAGAATGCGGTTGTCGATTTGACAACAGGACAGAGCACCGCTGGGCAGCCGGATAATTTTATTAAAACGGTTTGCCCAATCAAGTGGAAAGGCTTGGAGTGCCCGGGGCCGATATGGGAGCGCTTTCTTGAACAAATCTTTGATGGAAATCAGGAGTTGATATCTTTCATTCAGAGGTTGTTCGGGTATTTTATCACGGGCAAATGCAGCGAGGAAATCTTCCCTGTTTTTATTGGATCTGGCAGGAATGGAAAAACCAAACTCATTGAGGCGCTCAAAGGCACAATTGGTGATTATTCAGGCACGATGGAAGTTGAATCCCTGATTGAGCAGAAGGGCAGAAGCTCACCAGGCGGAGCGCGGGCCGATAAAATGAGTTTGCGCGGAAAGCGTTTCATGGTGGCCGCTGAATCTGAAGATGGCCACCGATTGAACACTTCCACAATCAAACACCTGACCGGCGGCGATTCCATTACAGCCAGGGCACCTTATGGCCGCTATCAGGTTGAGTTTTTGCCAACACATAAGATGGTCCTGCTTTCCAACTTCGAGCCGCGGATTAATAACAATGACTCGGCAATCTGGGCACGAGTCCTAAAGATCCCTTTCAGTATGAAATTTGTTGATGAGCCGAAAGCGGAAAATGAACGGCAAATTGATCGAGCCTTATCCGAAAAGCTGAAAACCGAATATCCGGCGATTTTAGCATGGTGCGTTCGAGGTTGTCTTGAATGGCAGAAAAACGGATTGAAACCACCGAAAATCGTAAAAATGGCAACAGATGCGTATCGGGTGAAAAATGACATGCTGGCTGATTTTCTTCAAACTTGCTGTCAAGAAAAAGGCGAAATCCAAGCAAAGATCATTTTCGATGCTTACAGCGCATATTGTGAAGAATCAGGGTTGAACCCGCTCTCAATGAACAAATTCACGGAGCAAATGGCTGTAAGGTTTGATAAATACACGAAAAACAAGAAAAAGTTTTATATCGGGATCAGTTTGCTTGGTGGATAAACCGGGGGGACTAGGTACTACCTTTACCCAACACTTTCTATATAGCAAAATCACTTTCCTCTAGGGGAATGTTGGTAAAAGGTACTACCAAGTGGTCCCTCTTTCGGGTTTTTTTAGAAAAAAGGCATGAAATATTAATATGTTGGAACTGACCCAGCAAGATGGATTCATTTTTGATCGGCAGGCAGGAACGAACGGCGGTGAACATGCAGGACCGTGTCCCTTTTGTGGCGGCGAGGATAGGTTCAGGATCTGGCCGGAGGAAACAGAAACCGGACGAGCTTGGTGTCGGAGTTGCGGTTGGGCAGGAGATGGGATTCAATATTTAATCGATTATCACAAGATGTCGTTCAAGGATGCCTGCAATGAACTTTCTCTTGATAGGCCAATCAAAATAAACCAGCAGCCGGCAGCACCGAAAGCATTTCAGCCGAGGACAGTTTCCGCACCGTGTAGCCTATGGCAGCAGAAAGCAGGGGCGTTTTTGAAATATACGCAGGGTTGCCTCTTTGAACGGCCGGAGATCCTGAAGTGGTTGCATGAGGCCAGAGGGCTGAACGATGAGACAATCAAGGCGGCCGGGCTGGGCTATAATCCTGAAGTTGTTTGGCGCGAGCGTGAGCAGTGGGGACTCGAGCCGGAGATCAGCCAGAAGACGAACAAGCCGAAGAAGTTGTGGATTCCAGTCGGGCTTGTGATCCCATACCAGGTGAATGACATTGTTACCCGGTTGAGGATCAGACGGCCGGATGCTGATGTCGTAGACTCCAAGGACAGCAGATACATCATTGTTTCTGGCAGCGCAGCAGGGGCCATGATCTTGAAGGGCAATAGCAAGGCCTGTGTGGTTGTCGAATCGGAGCTTGACGGGCTTCTGATAGCTCAGGATGCCGGAGATCTGGCGCAGGTCATTGCACTGGGTAATGCACAGTCCAAACCGGATACGACAGCGCACGAGATATTGACCGGGGCTGCACAGATTCTTTGCAGTCTGGACAGCGATCAGGCAGGGATAAAAGCAAGTTGGGCATTCTGGAATAAAACGTATCCACAGGTTAAGAGGTGGCCATGTGTTGGAGGCAAGGACCCTGGAGAAATGATTCTAACCGGGATCAGTATCCGTATGTGGGCGGAGGCTGGGCTTAACCTGCCCAGACCGCAGCCTGCCACCGAGCAGGAGGATAATCTTATCCCGTTGTGTTTGGGTGTGGCTTGCAATTCAGCAGAATACCGACAGGCTGACGGAATGACATGCCTTTGGTGCAATCGGATAAATAGACCAGTGGTTGAATTGCAGGAGTGCCCTAAAAAATATTGGCGGAAGGATTCAAACGGATACAGGCTACCGGATGAGGGCAGCAGCAGGGTAATATTTGCGTGTCATTCACAGACAGGAGGAACCAATGAAAGTCGTTAAATCTTTTATAGCAGAAGCGATCTATCTTGTTCAAGTGTTGGCATGGATTCTTAACGATAATCTAATCCTGTTGACCTGGTGGACAGTGAGAGCATGTATCACCGCTTGATGGCATGTAGGGGGGGCTTGGGTCCTTCCGAGGACTTTCGCTCTATACGGATAGCAAAGGCGCGATGTTTTCGTAGTTACAGCGTTTGAAAATGGGTTATATCAATTTAAAAACAGGTGGTTATCTACTCTTGATGACCGAAATATAACAAGGAGGAGGGTTATAATATGCAAACCGGAAAAGGGGGTATAGTGAAACGCGATACCCCTACAAAATTTGTCAGCCAGACCGAACTGGCGGAAATCCTTGGAGTCAGTCAGCCGATGGTGAGCAAGTATCTTGCACAGGGGAAAATCCCGGAATCCTGTATTGTCCAGGAGGGCCGATACAAAAAACTTAAATGTGATGAAGCCATCGAAGCGCTTAGGGCGAACCTTGATCCAGGCCGAACAAAGCTGAACAAGGGCGCGGATATCGAGACGGTTGACGAGGCAGGGATTGATCAGGATATATCCTTTGCTGAAGCACAACGTCTTGAAAAATCCTATGCAGCAGCTTTAAAGAAACTTGAATACGAAGAAAAAATCGGCAAACTCATAAGCGCAGATGAAGTAAGGGAAGCAGTTTTCACAAAAGCCCGTACCGTTCGGGATGCAATCCTAAACATACCGGATCGGATATCGGCAACGATAGCCGTTGAGTCAGATCAGATAGCCGTGTCAAAGCTTTTGATGGATGAACTTGTTCAGGCACTCGAGGACTTGTGCCAGGCGTAACAGCAGACTTTAAAAAAAGGGTGTAACGAAACGTTACATCCTTACGGGTGCCAGGCGTAACAGCAGGGATAGGGAATCATAGAGTTTTGAAAGTGCAAAACCCGAGGCTCAGGAGTTTAGAATCATTTAGTTTTTGAAAGTGCAAACCTGAAAAAACCTCAAATTTTGAGACAGCCTTTTAGTTAACAATAGTGAACCTTTTGAAAGTGGCAACGGTGCCATAAAAGAGTTGGTTTTGGGGTGGATTTCAGATATGCAAATATCCGTAACATATTAATTTTACGTTAAATATCGGTTTTTTTAAAATTGAAACCAACCCAAAAAGGCTAATAAAAGCTAATATTTTGAAAGTGGCAGCGATGTCTGAAGTACAACAGCATGAAACAGTTGCGAAGGTCGAACCTTGATATAGAGGGTTACTTTTCCTTGATGATTTCGATTAAAAAAAAGGAGTTGATTATGGGCGGCAGGGGTTCAGGCGCTTATATACGAATCAGCACAAAGCGTACAACTGATGATTGTTTGAGTCTGGATATTCGTTGGCTTAAGCGAAACCATTTCCTCACACCGGGGCAGAAATACCCCCTTCAGTGGTCAGTCCGGGGAAGACAAATCGGGGGAGTGACGCTTCAGGCCCATGAGAATCACGCCGTTTTGCTGTATCGCTATCGAAGGAACGGCATAGGCGATTGGGAGGACGTTCAGCAGCAGATCAATATCACCTGGACTGATTGCAATTATGGAGGGCAGCGGCGGTGGTTTATCTGTCCGGTTTGTTCAAGGAGGGTTGCGGTGGTTTATGGTCCCGGTAAATATTTTGCTTGTCGGCAATGCTATAATCTGTCTTACGAATCACAGCGCGAAAATAAAGTTTCGAGGATGTACCGGAAGGCAAGCAATATTCGGGAACGGCTGGGGGCGAGCCCTTCACACATCGAGCCTATTTTTTCGAGACCGAAATGGATGCACTACAAGACGTTTAGATGGCTGAAGCTTCACGCAGAATTGCTGGAAGAACGAGCATTGATGGATGGATATAGGATGCTGAAGCTTAGATAAGACATACTAAACGAGCTGGAGGGGTATCCAGCAGGGGGCGGGGGTCAAAAGCTCAAGGTTTTCAAGTGGATAGACCGATGTGCCCCCCTTTTTCTCGCATGTGCAAAATGACGATAGGGGGGAGCACTGATTCAGCCCCAAATGACCGCGTCAATGCGCGTACAAGACGAGTTCTTGGCTTAGGCTATAGTAGGTCCAAGTAGAAATCCCTCCCACATTGTTAAAAACAATTGGCATCCCCGGGTAATATACCGCTGTCAGCTTATCTGAGCCATCAAGGCAGGTCACTATCAAAAAATATTTGATAAAACAATTTCTATCTTGACAATCATTTCTGTTTAGATAAACAAACAGGGACACTACTCCTTGAAATTCTAAAATTGCGCTGGATTCATTCTCTTCTGAAAAGCCATCGAAACCCAAAAAATAGAGTCAAGCCCTCTAAGCATGGTAGTTTACTAAAAATAAGAGCAAATCCGTCTTCAATATGGAGAAGGGCGTATGAGAGAAACTCATTCTTACAAATGTATTTTAGGGAAAAAAATCCGAGTTCTGCGAGAGCTGCGCGGTTGGTCACAATTGAAATTAGCGCTCGAACTCAACTATAGCTCATCTGGTGCTATATCGTTGATTGAATCAGGAGAGAGGGGCATGGACCGAAAGCGCCGATTAAAACCGGTAAGAGATAGAGAATGAAAGAGTCTTATGGTAGAAGATTTAGCGAATCACACCAG